AAAAAACTCAGCGCCGACTACAACACCTTCATCCAGCTGGCGCTTGAAGGTCTTGCCAGCAAAGACCATAGCCCTGTCTACACCGGCTTTTTCGCCTCCAGCTGGAAAGCCTCGACTCAACGCACCAAGCCAACAGACCGCGTCGAAGACTTCGAACCTTGGGCAGGACTCAAAAAACGCCGCGATAAAGGCGATACAACCGCCTACAAAATCGAACCCCGTTTCGCCACCCCAGCATTCCGTTACACGGACAAAGTATTTATCGGTAACAGCACAAAGTACGCCGCCTATGCCCTCGAAAATCCCAAAGTTGCCACTTTCGTCCAAAGCCAACTCCGCCCGCTTCTGGCCTCCACCTTTAGTGAAAAACGCGCCCCGCAAGTTCTTGTTGGAACGACCAGAGGAACTGGCGGTTTGGGCTTCCTCGGCGGCCGCGATTATGTTTCCTACGAGAGGATTTAAGTCATGGCACTCGTAAACACCCGCGCCGCATTTGAAAAAGCCGTCACCGACGCCGTCGCCGCCGTCGATCCGACGGTAACCATGGTGTACGACAACGTTCCCTACACCACGCCCAGCAAAACCACTAAGTACGTGGCCATGACGGTGAACTTCACCCAGGCCACCATGCAAAACATGGGCGCCGCCTCCGATTTCTACAGCGGCGTCGTCCAGTGCAACATCTACGTGCCTAAGAACGCTGGAACGTCCACCCTCTCCTCCCTGTGCGAAGCCGTGATTGACGGCCTCACGTCAGTCAACGCCTCGGGCTACACCGACACCTTTACCTGCAAGCCCAAAGTACGCGACATCGTCGGTCCAACGCCACTGGACATCGAAGACCGCTCGCACTTTGTGGGCATCATCTCTTGCGAATTCACAGCAAACGCCTAGTGTATTATTGAACAACTTGCACCCGCTCCATGCGAGCCGTCGAACTGCTCCGCAACAAATTCGGAGTCAGCCAGCTTTACAAGCACGAAGTCAAATCCGGCGACGAGACCCTGCTGGAGATCTACTGGCACCCTCTGACCATCGCCGAGCGCGAGTCCATCCAGAAGAAATCCGGCACCGATGATGCTGGTGACTTCGCGCTGAGTCTGATGATCGAGAAAGCCCTCGACAAGGACGGCAAGCGCCTGTTCCAAGACGGCGACCGCGCCGCCCTCCGCCGCGAAGTCGAAGCCAGCATCCTCCAAGACATCCAACTGGCGATGCTGACCTCCGGCGCTGAAACCAAGGTGGAGGAAGCGAAAGCCGCCCTAAAAAGCTAATAAAGACTGGCTCTTCATCTTTTTCATAGCGAAAGAGCTGGGCATGACAGTCCGCCAACTAACTCAGGAATTAACCACTGAGGAGCTGACGGGCTGGGCAGCTTTTTACGAGCTTAAAAGTGATGAGGAGGAAAAAGCCATGAACAGCGCCAAAACAGGCAAAGCTGTTCAAGCCATGAGCAGGCGTTAGACTTCCTTGAGAACTTCTGCGCCGCGCCGTGGCTAATTACAGCGTAGATATTGAAGTTGCCCTTAAAGGTGTAGACAAACTACGCGATTTTGACCGTATTATTACAAATAGTGTAAACGAATTAAATAAACTTGAAAAGGCTCTAAAAAGCGTAAAACACCAAAATCCTTACGATGTTTCAGGCGCCAGAAGAGTAACAGAACTAGATAAACTACGACTAAATATTATTAAAGAAACAAACCGTGCTTTAAGTGAGCAAGAACGCATCCAAAGAGGCATAAACAGTGAAATTGCTCGGCAAAATCTTGCCATGCAAGTTCAGGCACGTAGAGCAGCTTCCCCAGGAGTTCAGCGTCGCACGATTGCCGGTATCGCCTATCCAGAAGGTGCTGGTCCAGGAATGGGACCTGGGGCACAGCGGAATATCGACCTGGCACGTATGCAGCGTGTCACCAATGCGCGTATCACGACTGCGTATCCGGGTCCTATTGGTCCAGGTCCCGCAAGTCCTGCAGCCTTACGTTCACCAGTAGCACGACGTATTCAAGAAGCTTTAGCCAGACAGGCACTGATTGAAAACGCAGGCTTTGGCGTTCAAGGACCGGCAATGCCTCCGGCACGGCCAAGTAGGAACTTCATTCCTCCGGGTTTGCAAGGACGCTTAGGTGGAGCAATCAGTGGAGGTGTTATCGGTGGTGCATTTCCGCTGCTATTTGGGCAAGGTGGCGCCGCAGCTACAGGTGGCGCTATCGGTGGTTTACTTGGTGGTTTAGCGGGTCCAGGTGGAAGTTTTGCCGGATCACTTGCAGGTACGCTGATCGGAAACATTGCCGGTCAGGGCCAACAAATTAAACAACTGGCACAAGATATTGGTTTCTCTGCACAGCAGACAAAGCTCTTGTCGGACGCATTTAAAGTTGCTAATACCGATGTAGAGAAATTTACAGGCGTTATTCAAAACATTCGGGGCCTGGGTCTTGATATTCAAGATCAAGGTCGCGCTATACAACTAGTCACCGAACTAACGAATAAGTACGGCGGTTCTTTTGAAAAGGTAGGTAATGCTATTACATCCGCTCTAGAAAGCGGCAAAGTAAGCCAAGCAACACTTAATCAACTAACTAGCCAAGGTATAAATGTTCAAGGTGCTTTAGCCACTAAGTACGGCGTAAGTCGAGATGCTGTTCTGAAGATGGCTAAGGACGGCACTATATCCGTCCAGGATCTCATAGACACGCTCGTCGATATGGGCAATAAAGGCGATGAAGCCGGCAAAAAGCCAAAGTCTTCTATGGACGCTCTAAGGGAAAGCGTCCGTAACTTGCAAGATGCAACCACTAAATTAGCCTCTGCACTTGTTACAACTTTTGGTCCAGCATTTAAATGGCTAACTGACCGCGTAACCGACTTCATTAACGCCATATCTCGCGCAATTTCTCGCCTGGGGGATCTCATGAGAGGAGGTCGAATGACTCAAGCCACGATTCTTGCTGAACGTGCAGCAGAAACAGCAACAAATAAAAAATTCGGCGTTCTATCTAGAAGCGGTATACCCGGTCTCAATAAAGCTGGAGCGCAAGCTTTTTACGAAGCTACAAAGCAGTCAGAACTAAAAAGACTTGTACCTGGAGCTTTTGCACCGCCAGAAACACCTGCACCACTAGAATCGTTTACCGCACCTAGCCAAGCACCTGCTACAGGTGGTGGCGCAGGCTCAACCGCCGCTGAAAATAAAGCCAAGAGAGAAGCGGAGCGGGTTAAAGAGGTGATCCGTTCTCAAAGTTTAATTACCCTTGAAAATCAGCGTCAACTCATGTTTAAGGACGCAATCTTTAAAGCTGAATTAGCTAACGACCCTATACTTGCACGGCGACTGCAAGGGGAACAACAGTTACTTGAGTGGGGCATCGAAACTGCCAACCTACTTGAAAAAGAGAAAAACTCTAACGCCCAACTAGCTATTGCCAAAGCTCAACAAGCAAAACAAACTTTAATTATACGAGAAACAGAGCAAGCTTTACTGCAGCTAGATATGCAGCGTAAGGCGGCTGGATATGAACTACAAACTCAGCTACAACAAGAAGCTTATATTCTTCAGCAAACTTTAATTGGTAAAGGCGAGGAAGCTCGCTTAGAAGTTGAAATAGCTAACGCAGTACAGGGTAAAGATGCGGCTCAAACAGCGGGTATCGCTACCCAAATGCGTAAAAATGCCGAACTTACCAAGGAAGTAGAAGCGCAGCAAAGACTTCATGGTTTAGTAAATGAAGTCGGCAATACGACACTGCGTGTGTTCCAAGATCTTATTTTTGTTACTAACAGCTGGCAAGAAAGCCTTGCCGGAGCCCTCAACATGATGGCCATGACGCTGGTGCGTTTCGGTCTAACTTCCTTAGCAGATATGGGAGACCCCACAGGTCAAGGGGTGGGTCTCCTCAGCATCCTTACAGGTCGCTTCGGCAAGCGTGCAGCCGGTGGTCCAGTATCTGCTGGTTCGCCCTACCTCGTTGGCGAGCGGGGTCCCGAGCTGTTCATGCCACGCACCAGCGGCAGCATCTACCCCAACGATGCGATGGGCATGGGTGGCGCGAACGTCATCGTCAACGTTGACGCCAGCGGAACCAGCGCCCAGGGTAACGGCGGTCAGGCCAACCAACTCGGCAAAGTGATTGGCGCCGCTGTGCAGGCAGAATTGATTAAACAACGTCGTCCTGGAGGGCTGCTCGCCTAATGGCTACCTTCCCCGCAATAACGCCATCGTATGGCGCCCAAAAAACCAGCCGCCCCAAACTCCAAGTCGTCAGTTTCGGCGACGGTTACGAACAGCGCGTCAGTTTCGGCATCAACCAAAACCCCAAAGAGTGGTCCCTGACCTGGGAAAACATCTCAGAAACTAATGCAGACACAATCGAAACATTCTTAGATGCCCGCGCTACCGACGGCGCCAGTTTCGACTGGACCCCACTGGCCGAAGCCACCTCATACAAATGGGTGTGTTCCGAGTGGAGTAAAACAATCCCCTATCTAAATCGCGCCACAATCACAGCCACCTTCCGGCAGGTATTTGAAGCATGACGACACCAACGTCAATCCAAACCGAGATCCAAAAGCTGGATCCATCAGCCATTATCGAGCTGTTTCAACTGCGGCTCACACTGGCGGTTAACGGGATTGACACCACCTTCTATTACCACGCTGGCACCAACGCCCTGACTGGCAACGTGGTGTTCCAAGGCATCACCTACAGCGCTGCGCCCATCGAAGTAGACGGCTTTGAGCTGACTTCAAAGGGTACGTTGCCGCGTCCGTCCATGCGGATTGCCAACGTCACCGGCGCGATCTCATCCTTGCTGCTGACCTACAACCCGCTGCAGGCCAAGGTCACCCGCATTCGCACCTGTAAAAAATTCCTCGATGCCGTCAACTTTCCTGGTGGAGTCAACCCAACTGCCGACCCAACCGCCAAGTTTGAAGATCAGGTCTGGTACATCGACCGTGTATCAAAGGAAAATATCCAGCTTGTTGAATTTGAACTGGTCAGCAAACTAGACCTCACCAACCTGCAACTCCCTGGCCGGCAAGTGCAGGACTACT